TTCTTTTATCACCTTGATTTGCTTGTAAAAAGAATTGTTTTAATAAAAATATTTTACCTTGTGATGTTGTTGACCACTTACCAATTCTTCTAGCGTCTTCTGATGTTCTTTCTGATTGTAATGCTAATCCACCTCTAAATAAACCACCATCTTTATTAGTATTACGATATCTTTCACCAACATCTTTTTGAATTAATTGTCCATCATCTGGTCTAAATTTTTTATAATTAGAATCAGCACTTTTCACTCTTTCAGTAGATAAATCTTTTCTGTTGTATTTAGTATCTGAAAGGTCTGATTTTAAATTGATTAATGCCATTAGTATGTTATTCCTGAAAATTTATCTTTTTTCTGTTCATTTAATATCATCTCTCTTTCTACATTACCGGATGCTAATAGTTGATTCGTTATATCAATTTTTGATTGTACAGTTTCTCTTTCTGCTATTTGTTCACCACGAGCTACTTTCAATAAGTCGTCAGCTGATATTCCAATTGCTTTAGCTATCATTTGTCTTTCAATCACATTCATAGATTGTATTTCACCCAACGAACCTACGGTTTTTTGTAGTTCTTGAGTCAATCCTAACATATTACCCTCTAATGCGAGTTGTCTTGCTTTTTCAAGATTTAAATTCTTTCCTGTTAATACTTGTGCTTCAAATTGTGCAGTCAATGATGTTTCAAAATCTAATAAACTTTCTGCAAATCCTAATACTGTACCTAAATTGGCCCCAACTTTTGCCGCTTCAATTGCAGCTTGTGCCATACCCATAGCTCCGTCAGTTGCAAATTCTGCAAATTTAGAAGAATTACTAGCCATATCTGCTATAACTTTACCAGCTGCGACACCTTGTGATTCTGCTAATGCACCAATATTTTCAACTACCACGGTAGATTGGTCTACGGTAATACCAAATAAATCTGTTAATGATTTTTGAAGCTGGATTATATCCTTTGATGTAGCTCCATATTTTGTTTGTAACTTTCCTATGGAGACAATAGCTTCGTCTGTAATACTTGCAAGTGTTCCAAAAGTTTCTAACATCTCACCAGCTATTTCTGTAGCGTCTAAACCTCTTCCTATTAATTGTGCTTGAGCTTTATCAATCTCAAAAGAAAGTTTAGCTGCGTCCTTTAAACCTATACCCATATCTTTTGATAAAGCTTTAGCTTTTTGGAAATACATAATTAACCCTACTAAACCTGCTATTATAAGTCCTATTCCTGCAGTCAATGCTGCATTAAGTGCCCATGCTGCTGGTTGAGCTGCAAATAAAGTGGGTTTTATTTTCCCGAACATTTCCAACACATTCTTTTTAACCGCATCACCTATCATATCAAAATCAACCAGACCAGTTATAAATTTACCGAGAACGGGGATTTGTTCAATAGCTGATGCGACATTATTAACCATTTCCTTTGCAGCATCAGCACCACTTTTCATATGGTGTGCTGCTTCTTGCTCCAGTTTCATAATCTCCATTGTCAAGTCTTTGGTATCGTTCGTTATTTTGAGATATTCTTCGGCTCCTGAAATAAACTTTTTAAGTTGTTTATATCTTGCTTGGTCAGCTTTGTCTTCAGAGCTGTGAATTTTAGCCATTTCTTTCTTAATCTCTTTTATGTGACTTAAGATTTCTGCTGGCGTCAGCTTTTCAAAATCGATTTTACTTAAATCTATTGCCATATTGGGCTCTCTCTATTTGTGTTGTTTTATTATATAACTATGCATATCTACGAGCAAGAGTATTAAGTTTTTTAGCAAAGTCAGGGTCAGATTGTTTCTTTTTTTCAATCTTACGTATTATTTGCTTTTCAATCTTTTGAATATTAACTCTGTGTCGTTGAATTGTTGGGTCAGCGTCTATCTTTTGTTGAACATCACGAGTTGCTTTACCCGTAAGAAGCTTAACTATTAGATTAGATAGAAATTCTCTGACTAATTTTTTGTTTTCTTTTATAAATTTTTTATTCATAGTTTTTTTTCCGAGTGTTATTACTCAATAATAAATATCAAATTTTAAGATTTTTGGTATGTGGGACGAGCGATTTGTTCTGAAGAGTTGTTAGATGCTTTTTCGTAAGCTTCTCTCTCTTTGTTTTTAGCATCAACTAATTGTTGACCGTAGTATCGTCTTAAGGGAATTGGCATATTATAGAGTTCGTTGTGATTGAACCCATTTCCATAATAGGCGATATTAAAAAGTTCTTCGTGTATGGCCGCCCTATTACTCGGCGGCTGGCCAAAAAAATTCGACCGCTAAAGGAATATCCAATTGATGTTTATTCCCCGTTTGACTTGTGTAGTCAAACTTCATCTCGATATCTGGTGTTATTGAACTCATATATGTTCTAAATTCTTTTGAATCTATTGCTAACATTTCATTTTCAACAAAATCATTGATAAACTTTCTATCTTCATTTCCGTCAACTGAAGTGATTTGTTGTTTCAATCTTGTTGTTAAATTTGTTGCAACACCAGTTAATTCTTCGACCTTTTCGAGACCCTGTATTGTTTGTTTTATTTCATTTTCATCTTTATGTGTTAATAATTTGAATTGAAGTTTTCTTTTTGAATTGGGTAATTCAAATTCAAATTTATTTTCATCTGTAAAAGATGATTTATCTGGCTCTTTATGTTTTAATTGTGTTAAATCAACACTATGTTCTACTACTGAACCTGTATCTGGGTCAGTAATTTTAACTTTATATTCTTTACCATATCCCAAAATACGAGTTCCAACCATTAGTGCATTTTTATCACCGATTAACATATCGTCTAATTTAATTTTTGGGTCTGCGATAACACTTTCTAAAAGTTTATCTAATACGACTCCTTGATTAATTAGATTTGCGGAAGTTAATATATCTTCCTCTTTTGCTGTCATATATTTGACATCTATTGTTCCACTACGCAAAGGACTATCTTCAGGATATAGTAAACCCTGTGATGGTAAAGATAGAACTTCAGTAGGAAATCCATACTGATTTTCAGCCATTTTTACTCCTTGATTATATAAGATTAATAACTTATTATTTTTTCATTATCTTTTCAGCACCTGCGATACCGAAAGAACCTAATGTTACGAATACAAACGAGTTGTATACCATATCATTTATAACTAAATCTTTTCCCCAAATTCCTGTTGCTAAATCAACCACTGCAAATAATGTCATTACTGCGAATGAACAAAAACCTATAACTGCTTTTTCATTAATATCGTTGTCGTCTTTAAACATAGCCCACATAAATTTTCTCCGTTAGAATTGTAGTATTGCGTAGTCGTATTGAAGTGTTAATGATACTTGTGCTACATCATTTGAAGCGTAATCCATATCACTCCAATCTGCTGTTTGAATCCAAGCACCTTTTAAAGTCCACTCTTCAACTTTATCACCGACTGGCCCTAATACATTAAATGTAATATCTTTTTTATACATATCAGAATATCCGTCACGACCTGTTACTGATTCGTGATGTAATCTAACCCACTCTATTACTGATTGTGCTCCACTTGGAACGATTGGGTCGTATAAGGTAACATTTATAGGTTGCCACGATGCTTTACCTTTTACATATCTCTTAACATTAATATGGTCAAGAGTTATTGTTTCAAATTGAATTGAAGGTCTTGCCATTGTTTTAACAAGATATGCTGGTATTCCGTCAATTTCCATAACGAAACGGTTTGCTGTTTTTGGTTCAAACGGCGTAAAAAATATATCATTCGGGTCAAGCATTTCAGCCATTGTTGTTCTCCTATAAAGAATTTTCTTATTACACTAATAAATATAAAGAAATCAAAAAAAGTGAATCTATATATTGATATACTTTAAGAAGTTTTTTAGAAGTTTTTTAGAAAAAGGCTTGACATTGTCATTTATTGTTTGTATATTATAGTATGTTATTGACCGGGTTACGAGATAAATAGTTAATACCCGGCAAGGTTGTCGGTGACTTTATTATGGAACCGTCAATTTTTTTAAAAAAAAGCTTGACATTGGCAAAAAGATTTACTATATTATAGTGTAATGATGATGAGAAAAGGAAAAAATATGACTGAAATACAACCGAGAAATTTTAACGATACACAAGTTCCAAGAACTTTTAAACTATATGGTGGTTATTACAATGACCAAAATCAATATGTTGAAACTGGGAGCACTACTTTTAATGTGTATCAATATGCACACAATGCTAATGATTTGTATGAAGCCAATACTAATCAAACAAGATTAAATCTTCAAGATTATGTTGTTGATAATGGCGAAGCTGCTTTGTTTAAGGGAATCCCTATGAAATATAGGTGGAATCCTGTGATTAGGGAAGCTATGATGACTGGTAAATATAGAATCAAGTATCGTGGAACAAGTAAGAAAACACTTGGATATAAGAGAATGCAGAACTATTGTTTGGCTGAATATGCTGACACCTTTGCGATTTACTATAAATAATTAAACCCCCTTTGTTGTTTTGTATAAAAAAACCCCCGAGAATATCGGGGGTTTTTTGTTATGTTTTACCTAACTTATTCAGGAAATGCTGCTCCTGTTGGTTGAACTACAAAGTCCAATACAATGAATTCAGCTGTTCTTGTAGGTTGGATAAATATCTGTCCAACTAATTGGTTTCTATCAATAACGTCTGGTGTGTTATTGCTGTCGTCCATTACTAATCTGAATGCTGTTAATCCACTATTTGCTTGAACTTGTTCCATATATGGATTTACAATGTTTAAGAAACGATTTCTTAAAGCACC